CTTTCCGACCGAGCAACCGCAGCCTCTAACGACTCCGCTCCGTACTTCACTAGCGACTCATTCGCATCCTTCACGCTACTGTCCAACCGCACATTCCGCAACTTGACTCGCCCTTTTAGCGAATCTTCAATCTCTTTCCGCAACTTCTCGCCAGCCTTATCGTTATCCGTAGCGATTAGCAGTTCCGTAATCGGCGACGTCAATATTAAATCTCGCTTAAATTCGTTAAAACTTGCACCGCCTGTTGCGATAGCGCTGTAACCGGCCATACGCCAACTGAGCGCATCAATCTCTGCCTCGCAAATTAATGTGGTTGGCTCAGCGTTTTCGATTCCGAACAGTAGCTCCCGAATGGGCCAAGCGCCTTTTGCGTACCAGAACACCTTGCCGAGTGTTTGGCGAAATTTGACGTTGGCGAGTCTTCCGTCCGCTTGTCTCCACGGTATCACGACCGCGCGACTGTCCACATCATACTTAATACCTATTTTCCTTTGGTAATCTTCGCCAATTCCCCGCGACTGTAAATACGTGTAATCATCGGCATACTGCGCCAGGTAATCGGTCCCCAACGCTTGCCTAATGCGTTGAGTCTTCAACCGTAATGGTCGAAGTTTAATCGCGTTCGTCTCGGTTGCAAACGGGGCATACTCCGCCAGTAAGTAATCCTCCGTTTCCTCGACGGTTTCATTGCGCAGAAACGCCAATAACTTAACAATGCCGCCGCTCGCCCATTCCGTATCATAAGCGCCTGAATCGTGCCAAGTACCCGCCGGATAATCGCCATATTGTTCGAGCCGAACGAAGAAGCTCGGCGTACGATCATAACGAAACGGACTTGCTGCGATTAGTTTATCGTGGGACCAATTCGGTCTAGTCCAAGCGAACTGTTCCAACTCGGTACGAATGTCTATGTCAACCGTTTGACCTCGAATGGTAATATCCGCCAATAGTACCGCCTCCTGTATTTACAAGTTCTTAATATTTGTAAGATAATCTTACAATACCTTTACGTAATCTTCAAGAATAAATGTTCGTAATACCGTATAAATTATTCCGTATTGCGAATTTTGTCGAAATATTTAGAACGCAAACTGTTTCGCTGCTTCTTCTCCCATAGGTAATTCCCGCAATACTCCATAATCAAACAGTGCCGTAAGCTCCAGTCGGAAGTCCTCGCCGCCATTACGACCCTTCTCGATTGCCAGCATCGCCATACATTCAGCCTCAACGCTATCGAACGAAAGTAAGTTCGTCGCAATATCGAGCAGCCTTTTTGACGTCTTCACCTGATCGCGTGTCGGCGGATTTAATTCCCGCACGCCCTCTTCATCCATTTGCTTCTTTTCCACGGTCGCCTGCACAGTATAGAATCCGACCACATCGTTATCCCCGATAATTTGCTCGAATCGAGTTGCCGCATATTCAGCCGCGCCGCCAGCCGTTTTGTTCGAGTTGCGTCCATATACGTCTGTCAGTCCGTAGAATGGGTCGAGTATCACAACGTCAACTGGCACCGTAAGTAATTCGCGTTCTAAGTCGTCGAGCGTCCTCGTTAATGACTTATCGCTTTTGCCCTGGAAGTATAGCGTTCCCGGATAATACGTATCGAGCACGTCTACCACTTCGATAAACTTATCGCGCACAATACCTTCTAAGTTGCCGCTTAGAATTTCCTTATTCGGTATACCTACTTTCCGATTTAACTCGTCTTCAAACGTTTCATCGACGGCCGTGATAATCGAAATCAATCGCGCAAAGAATACGTATTCCTTTACTTCGAACTCCTTTAGCAGAACCGTCGCGCCTTGACGTAGCAATGAATCGACTATCACTCCAATTAGATACGTCTTGCCTCGCCCTGACTCCGCCATTACACCGTACACGTCTCCGCTGAACCAACCGCTAATCTTCTGCGTTAGTTGGCTGAACGGAGTGTCCCAGCGCTTGGACGACTTGCCCGTTTCGCGTTTTTCATACTCCGCTTTGACGGACGATTTGATGTCGCTTAACGTACGGCCTATTTCGGAACGTGTGTTCGTATTAATTATAGCCTGTTCGAACTGTTCTTGCAACAACTTTAGCGCTTGGTTTCCGTCAGGCGTGTTTTCGAGTATTTCGGCCATCTTTCCGCTGTTAACGAAATCCACTACGAAATTCTTTGCGGCTTCACCTTTGATTTGTTTCGCCAAATATTCGTAAGGATCTCCGACTAACGGCGTATAGTTGAACGAAGGGCACTCTGCTACGACTGTTGCGTAGCTCGGCGCCTGCCCATTCTTTGCGATGTAATCGTTGATGAAGCAAAGTGTTTGACGTTCGCCTTCCGTGCCCAAGTCGCGTTCGGTAATGCCGAATTTAACGAGGGCTTGCGGATTGTTTTCGTCGATAACTTTCGAGAATAATAGGTTAGCATGTTGCGACATTCGTTTACACCTCCGTTGTTAACTTATTCGATAAACTCTATCGGCTTATTTACAAATTCTTTGTAATATTGTTCGCATTCAGAAGAACAAACAGCCGTTTTAACATTTTCGCTTGCTGTAGATTCCTTTGACTCGTAAACACTTTCGCACCAAGTGCATTTATCCATCTGTTTCACTCGCCATTTCCTCGGCCAATTCAGCATCAATTTCCGCTTGCTTCTTTAGGTATTCCGAATCGCCAAACGCCTCGTATAGCGCCTTATAATCGTTCTTAGCGTCAAGCAATTCGTTTACCTTTTCCGCTTTATCCTTGCGTGCTTGCTTTCTGCGTTCGGCCTCTTGCGATGACAATTCTCTTGCGGTTGGTTTACGTGGTTCTTTCGATTGTTTTCCGAACATAGTACGTTCCTCCACTTCGTCTTGGTATGCGAAATCAATTCCGACAATAAAGTCCGTTAGGTCAAATTCATCTGCGGAAGGTATGTCCGTCAAGTCAATCGTCGCCTGTCCGATAGTGCTCAAATACTCATCCGCGTTTTCTTCTTCCGCAACTAATACGAGATCCTTTTCGTCCGCTTCGAGCCAGCCCACTGTGTAAACGTCGCTCAATTCGTAAATCAGCTCGCTCCATTCTTCGTCGGGATAAAAATACGATTCGCAGCGCATTCCGATAATGCGATATACTTGCGGATAGTAGCCGGCAACACGCACAAGGTCGCCGAAGTCATATTCCGGTTCAAACTCGAACTTTTCGAATTCTCTTTCGTTGGTCATTCGATCGCCTCCTCAGAAAGAAACTCCTCCAATCGTCCTATATAAACCGCTATCTCCGATATAAACTCAGCTAATATCAAATACGCCTTGTTTTGGTCTGCTTCGTTCCATTCCTCGGAAATAACAACTGCGAAAGGAACGTCCTCATCGTTGTATTCGTTATACACAAAATAATTAGGATCATTGGCTTCAATCTCGTTGTTGCCGTACGCAATCACCCACTGATCGAATTGTTTCGGCGTAATATATCTTCGTCCCAAACACCACGGCATATATGTTCTTGCATTTATATCTGCATTAAATCGATCGACAAAACTTTCACCATGTTCTGATTCCCATTCGGTAATTTTTTCGATAATTTGTTCTTTTGTCATCATCGGCGCATCCCCCTTTGCGATTTCCCTACGAATACTAATTCCGCACATTGGTCACGCATGCGATCGTATAACCTTGCGTCAAACACTCGCTCCATTTCCGCCAGTGGCAAGTTCGAAGTATATACGGTCGGCAAGCCCGCTGTCACCCTGGCATTAATCACCGCATGTAAGTCGCCACGAAATGCCTCGCTTGCCTGGCGAACACCAATATCGTCCAGAACAGCGAATGGTGCCGTTTTCGCCGCTTGCATTTGTCGGTAGTACTGTCGGCTTGCTTCTTCGCCAATGTCGGTCGGAATGTTGCTACGATTGAATTCGTTGAACAGCGATTGCCATGCGTTCACATCGAGGAAGTAAGCCGGCTGCTGCAACGCCTGCCTACTACGCTGCAAACAACCGATATAATGTTGCGTTAAATATTCGTTCAAGATGGCGCTTGCTGTCGTCGTCTTGCCCGTGCCGGGTCTTTCGCTGTAAAGGTAAAGCGATTTGATGCGTTCGCCGTTATCATCGAATTGCCGTTCGAACGTCTTAACGTATGCATCCACCGATTTATACACTTTCGTTTGCTCCGCTCTTGCTGGCGAATTAGCTACCGTTACCAAGCGATAGTCCGCCGGAACTCCGCTCGCTCGCAGTCGGCTGTTCGTCGCAATGAAATGCGGGCACTGGAAACTGCACGCTTTACT